GGGCAAGTACGATTAATAATTACTTTATAAGCATCTTTATATAATACTCTTCCAATAACTCTGCAAGAATGCTCTTCTCCATCATGTGTAAAATCGAAATACTCATATTCAAATACTGTATTGCCTGAAACACTATCAACTAAACGGAATATTCTTGAAACATGATTATCTCTTGATTCAGTATTAACCGTACTTGCCCAGTTCATATCAACCATACATTTGATTGATAATTTATCCTGTGACCTTATTTTAAAATATTCCTTTTCATCTAACACTACAATATTTCTACGGTTCACATCAACATTGTCCCCATTATAACCAATAGTTCCAGTTGAACTGCAGTAAAATGCGTCGCTTAAGTCACAACCACTTTTATAAGTTGGTTTAAGCAGATTTGGGAGGAAATAATCAGAAACTCTGCTTCCTTTATTGATTAAAAATCTTGTATTAATATTATGTGTAATATATTTTACATCTATATCACAATCATACCATAATGGATTATTACCCACTCTATCAGTAGTAATCTTGTAAATTTCACACCAACCACGATGATTAAGAGCATCTCCTTCAAAACACAAATGATTAGTGTTTATAGGAATTGGTTTATCCATTTCAATCATACCTTGAACTGTAGACACATCAACAGGAGGCAATCTCACATTCAAACTTATATCCTCATCAATAGCTCCTTTTTTACCCATATACCTTTTATTCTTATAATAAGTATTAAGCAAAGTATCTTTAAAAGTGGATTTCGGTTTGTAATGTGTTTGTTTTAATTTAACACAACCAATATAATCAATATCATCAAATCTTTTAGCACATAAAGTAGGTTTTTTAACTTTAACAATACTTTCAGGCTCTACAGTTCTACAAGGTAAAATATAAGCTCCAGTTTCAACAGTTGAAACTAATCTACCTCCACAAACATAAGTATCTTTACAGTTAAAAGAAAACACATAATCATAAGGAGCTTCCACAAAATAATCATAAGAATATGTTGTTTGAGTATCTGTAGCTACTACTTCAACTGTAGCATCACCAGTTTTCACAGGATAAAAATAAACATCAAAACTAACATCAACATACTCTCCTTTAGGAACATTAAAAGATATTAATCCATTAGGAGCATCAACTGATTTAACAGTGACATCTTTACTGCAATGGTCAAGATTAGCAACTATCTTATAAGGTTGTCCTCGATTAGGAAGAAACACTTCAAAATCAGCAGTACCATCATTATTAAAAGTTTTACCATCAACAGTAATTATTGACTCCGCACCTTTATGACATTCATTAGTTGAAATAACCAATTGCTCATCTGCTTCTGCTTCAATATTAGCATTTTTATTTATGTATAACCATCTATCCCATGAACCAATATTCTCCCCATGGAATCTAACTAACTTATAACCACTTGTTCTTCCGTAGAATGTAAATGTAGCATAACAAACACCACTTTTACCATGATTTAACAATGTTAAAGTATTAGTGTTATTATCCCATTCACATCTTGTACAAGCAACATCTTTAATATGCAATCCTTTAGGTAAATCCACTTCTAATTTATCCCCACCTTTCAAATTAGGTGCAGACATATTCTGTATTTGGATTTTAGCAGTAAATGGCAATCCACAAGAAGTATTATACCCTAAATTATTCACTACACTATAACTATCCACTTGTCGGGAAGTAAATGGGAAATCAGAACCAAACACAAAATAAGGTGTTTCATAATTAACAGTTACTCTAACCCAATCCAAATATATTAAACCTGATGAATCTAACTGATTAGGTGGGAATTGTAAAATAATACCAAATAAGTTAGAATTAATCTCTGATTTCTTAATATTTTTACTAAGTAAATCCACTTCAGTTATTTTATAAGAATAAATATTTTTATAAACACTAACAAGATTATCATTATCCACTCTAAATGTATTAGTGAAATCTAAATTATTATGCCCAATACTCCTACCATAATTCACAAATCCTACTGGAGCAGTTGTTTTAACAGAAGAAGTACATGATAATTTCACTTCAAAAGTAATATCCTTAGAGTGGATAATGATAA